TTATGGCATTGATAAATACTAGTGGAGATTATCAATGGCCGATTTAGTAACACAAAAACAAGAAGTATTTGATTATGTAAATGCATTCCTTGGTGGTGGCATGGTAGACGTAGAACTCGACCCAATTCATTACGAAGCAGCACTTACAAAATCATTATCAAAATACAGACAACGAACTGAGCATAGTGTTGAAGAAAGCTATGTAACTCTTAAGTTAGTACAAGATCAAAATGAGTATGTACTTCCGCAGGAAATTGAAGAAGTTCGTCAAATATACAGACGCAGTGTTGGATCACGCACAGGTGGCGGAGATGGCGGAAGTTTGTTTGAACCGTTCAATCTTGCATATACAAACACATACTTACTAGCAGCTAGTGGCGTTGGCGGTTTAGCATCTTATGAATTGTTTGCTCAACGTCAAGAATTAGTAGGTAGAATGTTTGGATCGTTTATTGAATTTACATGGAATTCTACTACAAAAGCATTAACTATCTTACAACGTCCAAGAACAAGTGTTGAAGAAGTTTTGATGTTTTGTTATAACTTTAGACCTGATAGTCAACTACTTGAAGATTATAGAGCAAAGCAATGGATTAAAGATTATACACTTGCAAGTTGCAAATATATGTTAGGTGAAGCAAGAGAAAAGTTTGCTACTATTGCTGGACCGCAAGGTGGAACTAGTTTAAATGGTGCAAGTCTTAAAGCAGAAGCTCAAGCTGAAATGGAAAAGTTAGAAGCAGAAGCTGCATTGGCTGTAGCAGGCGGCACAGGATACGGATTTGTTATTGGGTAATGTATTTCATTAGCTGTCTAGTATTAAACCAAAGATCGTCTAAATTACCATTATTGTCAATAGTATAATCTGCCATCCACTGTTCGAGGCTCATACTATCTTTTGATTCGGGCATTAAGAATTTGCTACGATCAACCCAAATAGCATAATCAAATACTCCTGTATTTTTCATTGCAAAAAATTCACGCTTATTTCGTAGCCCGCAGTAGATGTCATATTCGGCAAACATTTCTCTGCCTAGTGCAGCACCGTCTTTTACATTATAATCACAAATAGCATCGTACCATTCTTTGCGATGGTTGTGTCTATCTGCATAGCACTCTTCTTCGTTATTGTAATTGTACTTGTTTTTTAGGTCATCATAAATGAATAATTTTGAACAAAACTGACTACTACTTTCAAACGTATAACCAAACTCATCACGAAGTATTTCGCACACAGTATCTTTGCCGTGTCTTCCGTGACCTATTACTAATAACTTTTTCTTCATAGTGTTATATTAACACAATTAGCAATTTTGTCAACCATTAAACTCCTAGATAACGGCTAAAAACCGGTGTTTTACAAGGGTATGGATAAATATTGTTAGCAACAAAAATACCCATGAGGAGACATAGAATGGCATTAACATCACCAGGTGTACAGGTTAGCGTTATTGACGAGAGTTTTTACACTCCGGCAGAACCAGGCACAACACCTTTAATTTTCATTGCTACAAAGCAAAATAAAAAGAATCCAGGCGGCACTGGTATTGCACCAGGTACAACAAAAGCAAACGCAGGTAAAGTATATTTGATGAGTTCACAACGTGAATTGTCAGAAACTTTTGGCGATGCATTGTTTTATTCAGATGCAAGTAATAATATGATTCACGCAGGTGAACAAAACGAATACGGATTACAAGCAGCATATAGTTATCTTGGCGTAGCTAATCGAGCATATGTTGTAAGAGCCGATGCAGACCTTAGCGAACTAACAGGCAGTGCAACCGAAGTTGCTGGAGATCCTGCTGATGGTTCTTGGTGGTTTGACACAGACGATACAAGCTACGGCATTTTTGAATGGAACGGCGAAGCTGCTAGTGTTACTAACGGACAAAGTTTTGTAAACAAAGTTCCAACAGTAATTACTGACACTTCAAAAGTTGTTAATTATGCTGGATCAGATTTTACTCCAAAAACTAGCGTAGGCGCAGTAGGCGATTATGCTATTGTTGCTGTAACAAATACAAATCGCCTATGGTATAAAAATTCAACAGGTGCATGGGTAGAAGTAGGTTCTAATGCTTGGATTGCAAGTTGGGCATTTGTTTCAGGTACAGCAGGTTCAACACCTAGTGGAACAGGTAACATTGTATTTACAATCGACGGAACACCAACAACAGTTACAACTACAGGTACAACATTAAACCAAGTAGTAAGCGATATTAATGGCGATGCTGGTGCCCAAGGCGAAGGCATTAGTGCTACCGCAACAGGTAACAAACTAAACTTGTTTTATAACGGTTCAGCAGGCTCACAAAGTGTTGTACTAAGTGAAACAGCTAGTGTGCTAACCGATTTTGGAATTACACCAGGCACATTTAGAGCACCAGAACATACTATTGCTGCACACACAAGCGTACCAGAATGGAAAAGTAGAGATACAACACCACGTCCAACAGGAAGTGTCTGGCTAAAATCAACTAATCCAAACCTAGGCGCAGCGTACAGTGTAAAACAGTATAGTGCATCATCAGATAGTTGGACAACAGTTTCAGCACCATTACACGCAACTAATCACGCAGCAATTGCATCAATTGATACAACTGGCGGCGGAGCAAATATTGCTGCTGGTGCAGTATATGCAAGAACAAACGTAGCCGAAGATACTCGTCCGCGTGGTTCAGTACAACTTATGGTAAGACAAGCAACAGGCGCAACTAGTATTACAAGTGCTGCAATTACAGCAAGTACATATACAGCAGCATCGCATGATTTTACAATTAGTGAATCGATTACTGGTAGTGCAACTATGTCAACACCAGTAACTATTACATTTACTGCAACAGCAGCAACTACAGATGCTGATGTAATGGCAGGCGCAATTAACGGCGCTGGATTAACAAATGTAAGTGCTACAGTAAATAGTAAAAATCAATTAGTTATGTCACACGCAAATGGCGGTGAGATCCGTTTAGTTGAAGGTACAAATACTCCACTAGATAATATCTTTACACCGTTTGTATCAACTAATCCAGCTTCGACTGCAAATTTCTATTTTAGACCAGGTACTGATGTAAGTACAAGTCCAAAAGAGTTTATGGCATCGAATTGGAACGTACTAACATACACAGCAAAAGCAACTGCTCCAACTGCAACACCAGCAACTGGTGCGCTATGGTATAGTAGTGTAGTTGACGAAGTTGACATTATGATTCACAATGGTACAACATGGGTTGGCTATAATAACTTTGATCACCAAGGTGACGGAAACGTTGGCGCAAGTAGTGTACTAGACGAAAACGGTCCAATTGTATCAGCAGCAGCTCCAACAAAACAGAGCGATAATGCAACATTAATTCAAAATGGAGACATTTGGATTAGTACAGCAGATTTAGAAAATTATCCACAAGTATACAAATACAACGGTGATACTTCTAAATGGGTACTGCTAGACAACACTGATCAAACAACTGAAGCAGGTGTACTATTTGCTGATGCTCGTTATAACACAACTGGTGCAAATAGTGCTACAGCAGGAGCCATTTCAGAAATGGTAGTAAGTGACTACTTAGACCCAGATGCTCCAGATCCAGCATTATATCCAAAAGGTATGATTTTATGGAACACACGTAGAAGCGGCTTTAATGTTAAGCGTTACGAGCGTGATTGGATTGACACTACAGCACTTAATGGAAGACAAGGTGACGCTTCAATGAGCGGTTACTATGCTAATCGTTGGGTAACTGAGTCTGCAAACAATGTAGACGGTAGTGGCGCATTTGGACGTAAAGCACAGCGTAAAGTTATTATTCAAGCTCTACAAGCAGCAGTTAATAACAACGATGATATACGTGATGACGAATCAAGAGTGTTTAACTTAATTGCAGCACCTGGTTATCCAGAACTAATTGGAGAAATGAATACTCTAAACAATGACAGAGGCTTAACTGCATTTGTTGTTGGAGACTCACCATTTAGATTAGCGTCTAAAACAACTGATTTACAAAACTGGGCAAGCAATGCTAACCTAGCAGTTGAAGACAATGATAACGGTCTAGTAAGTAGAGACGAATACTTAGGCGTTTACTATCCAAGTGGATTTACAAGTGACAACGCAGGTAACAATGTTGTTGTTCCAAGTTCGCACATGGCACTACGCACTATTGCATTAAATGACCAAGTTGCTTATCCATGGTTTGCACCAGCAGGTACAAGACGTGGTAGTGTAACTAACGCAACAGCAAGTGGATTTGTTAATGCAGAAGGTGAATTCCAGAGTATTGCACTTAACGAAGGACAGCGTGATACGTTGTATTCAAACAATGTAAATCCAATTACATTCATTAACGGTGCAGGACTTGTTGTATTTGGTCAAAAAACTAGAGCAGCAAACGCAAGTGCATTGGATAGAGTAAACGTAGCACGTTTAACTGTATACTTACGTAGTCAGCTTAAGAAACTTGCAAAACCATATATCTTTGAACCAAATGATAAAATCACCCGTGATGAAATCAAACAGCAGGTTGAAAGTTTAATGGTAGAACTAATTGGACTTAGAGCAATCTTTGACTACTTGGTTGTGTGTGATGAAACTAACAACACACCAGCAAGAATTGATAGAAACGAACTGTATGTAGATATTGCTATTGAACCAGTAAAAGCAGTAGAATTTATTTACATCCCGCTACGTCTTAAAAATACAGGAGAAATTTCCGGGTTATAATATCATAAAGTAGGGGGTTAATAATAATCCCCTACAAATGATAAATACTTGTGAATAGGAGTAATAAATGGCAATCTCATCATTATCAAAATTAACAGTTCCGTTAGCAACAAACGACAGCGCAAGCAGTCAAGGTTTGCTGATGCCGAAGCTGCAATACCGTTTCCGTGTAACATTAGAAAACTTCGGCGTCTCGACTCCGACAACAGAACTTACAAAACAAGTTATGGACATCACTCGTCCAACAGTTTCTTTTGATCCAATGGAAATACCAATTTATAACAGTAAAGTTTACCTTGCAGGTAAGCATACATGGGCACCAATTACGTTAAACTTACGTGAAGATGTTAACAATAACGTACAAAAATTAGTAGGTGAACAACTACAGAAGCAATTCGACTTTATGGAGCAAGCAAGTGCTAACTCTG